CAACTCTGTCGACTGCAAAGCTAATCTCCATCCTGCACCTCTACCAGTCGGGGCTCGGCTGGGCGCACCAGCTTGTCCAACGTGGGGTCTTGGCAGTCTCGATGCTGCACGCGAGAGCCTACAAACCTCCAGCGATGATGCAGGAGAATGGGCAACTCGCACAGGGAACAGATGCGCCCTCGAGTCTCTGGCCACGGGCGTCCGCAACTCGGGCAGTTTCCGGTGTTCATAGTTTGTCCGCATACAAACGAACAGCATTATCCGTGCTCGGTATTATCACGACAGCATGACCTAGCAGCCGCGCCGTAGCTACCTTGGCAAACGATTCGGGAGTAAGTATCAGCGACTCAATATTTACCCACCCAGCGCCCCAATCGGAAGCCCAACGATTTTTCTGTCGATTCAGGACGCACTCAAGCTCATAAACACGCTTCTGTAGCCTCCGCGCTTCCCTCTGGCTGATCTTCATCGAATCACCTCTGGCTTTCGCCCTTTGCCGTGCATTTCCTCGATATGGCAGGCATAACATCCCCCGCACACGTTCTCTCTGCCCCAGCCGTGCACACGCTTGGCCTTGAGGTGCACCAGATGCCAGCGTTCGAGCACTGAGCCACCCTTGGGCAGCACGCGGGGACCGCTGCACTTAGTCGACAGGTGCAACTGGCAGCGCCCGCATGACTCCTCGTAGACCAATTCACGGATCGCGGACTTCTCTGCCGGCGTGGGCTGGCCGCGGCGTGTTCCTTTGCGGACCTTGTTGATCGGCTTACTTCGTGGGAGCATACTTCCCCGTTCTCGCCCATGGGGGCAGATCAAGACTTGTGATCCCCATCTCTGGGTCGAACTCCTCCACTGACCGCTTCAGTTGCTCCTTGAGCTTCGGGCTCTGCATCTGCTCCCGAACCTGCTCTGGGTTGCCGCAGCGGGCGAGTAGCTTCTGCACCTTCTCCTCAACCTCTCCAAGAAACCGCACCACGCCGACCTCGATCTCCATGATGCGCTTCTCGTCGCGTGGCAGACGCTTCACGAATATCTGCAACTCTGGGTAGTTCTCGATGCGCGGATCATAGCTGGCGAAGTCTACCCAGTCTCGCTCCCAGCATGCCATCTGTGTGTAGCACTGGTCCTTGTGTTCCTCAGGTACTTCGCAGTCGCCATCGATCATCCACTCAATATGCGTAACCGACGTTGGGCACTTGAATTCTGCCAGCCCGTCTTTGCCGATCAGACCATCAGGCGATGCAGCCAGCAACTCAATCCTGGGGTGGGTGGCTATGCCTACCTTGGCATCCCGGCCCGCGCAGGGCTCCACCTCGTTGCCGGAGACGATCTCGTAAGCTGCGCGTGCGTACTTCTCGTTGTCGGTTCCCCAAACCATCGCGTCTGAGACGAAGTGATCGACTGCATAACCCGTCAGGCGCTCGGTGACAACCTCGATCAGGTATCGCTTGCGTTTGGCGGTCGGGGCACCCTTTATGGTCAAGTCCATCACATCCTTGACGCGGGATGCGGTGACCTTGCCGATGCGGAATTGCAGCCAAGCTGGAGTTTGCTGCTGGATCTGGTGGATCATGGCTTGCCTGTCCGTTTCTTCCTGGGCGCCGCTTGGGGATATGCCTTGTCCCCGCAACGATGCTCCATGTCTCTCGGAAGCTCCACGCCGCAATGCGGACAAAGTAGAGACTTTCCGGGGAACCCGGACGCTTTGGCCACGCATCCGGTGTCGGTCCACTCCATTTCCAACGTGTTGAGGTTCATGTGACGGGCCTCCTAGTAGCTGATTTTCGTGTGAGGGATTTCGCCTTTGGCAATTGCTTCGACGATCTTCTTTGCGGCAGGCTCGGGAATCATCAGCGCAACGATGGCCGCTAAGACTTCCCGATTGATCTTGGCGCAGTGCCGCTTGTTGGCCTCGCGCTTCTCGGCGGCCTCTGTTTCCTTGCGGGTAGCCTCTTCGATCGCTGCTGCAGCCCTCTGGCGCTCAAGGACTACAGCCGCCTCTTCCCGGCGTTTGGCAATCTCGGCATGTTCCTTCTCGCGCAGTGCAGCCAGCCGCTCAGATTCGAGTCTCTGCGCCTCTGCCTGCTTCGCTCGGGCCTCTGCCTCAGCCTTTTCCAGTTCGACGCGCTCATGAGCCGCCTGCGCAGCCTTGGCAGCCGCTTCCTCGCGCCGCTTGGCCTCCCACTCAGCCCGTTCGGTGGCTTCCTTCGCAATCTGGGCCTCGCGTGCTTCCTGATCGCGCTTGGCTTGCTCTTTGCGCAGTGTCTCCAGTTCCGCACGCTCAGATTCCAACTTCTCGCGGCGGGCGATGGCTTCCTTGATCTGGCGGATCGTGACGACCACAACGGCCTGGGCGCGGCTTATGAACTCCTGCCAGTCATACTCCGTTGCCGTGATCGTTGTCAGCCGCTCCCGCATAACATCAACTGCCGTAGACTCCCAATAGCGCGAAGTCTCATCTCCGACCGTGACGAGGGATTGCAATGCAGCCTCATGCCGTGCAACCCGCTCCTTCTCTGCGTTCTCCCAGTCGGTCAGGGGCTTGCGAACCTCAATCTGCAATGCCTCGAAGCGATCCCAGATGCGACCACGCTCCCGGTCGATGGCCTTCAGTTCCTCCTTCCGGCCAGCCACAAGGTCTTTGCCGCTCGCCTCGACAAAGGTTTTGGACTTTGCCACCTTGAACGCGAGGGATGCCAGCGCCTTGCGGTTGGCCTCGGTTGAGATGTCCAGGCATGCGGCTTCCCGTCGCACCTCGGCTTCGATTGCATCCATGATCGGATCGAGCTTGCCGGGTTTGAAGAGTTCCGCAGGGGTGATGGTTTCGATTCTTGCCAGTTCGGTCGTCATGTGATTTCTCCAAGTTGATTGCGTTGCGTGTGCGGGTTAGGCTTTGTCTGTTTGCGCGGGATAGTTGGGATCAGTCGGCATCGTCAAAGTCTCCATTCATCGCATCCAAGCAAAACTGCGAACAGCACCAGCGCCCATCGGGAAGCGCAAAATCCTCGCCCCTACCTTCTCTAAATGCGGGGTCGGTGTCGTCGGCGGGGTATTCCTTGCCGCAAGGCTCATCGCAGCATGGGCAATGGATGATCTTCATGCTGCCTGCTCCTGTAGTTCAGCCTTGCGTTTCTCGTATGCAGCCAGGATCGCGCTCATCGCCGGCCGATCGTTGAGCTTCTGTGCAGCCTTGTAGTTACCCGCGTAGATGGTCTTCAGTTCTTCCCGAGTTGCCGCGGCTTCGATGTTGGTGCAGGCATCGATCAGTTCTTCCTCGGCCATCGTGGGCTTCGCTGACGACTGCTGGCGGTTCCCGTCTGTGTCTGGCATCCCGGCCGCCATGCCCACCGCAGCGAGAAACGTGTACTTCTCGAGGTAGCTGAGGGTTGACGCCTTGGCCTGGATGTCGTTCTTGGTGCCAGACGTATCAGGTCCAGACGTCAGCGGCACACCCGGCTCCTCATAGCTGCCGTACTTGAGGATGCAGGTCACAGTAAGGTCAGTGCCTCTCTCAAGGATGGCGTAGCCGTGCGTGATTCCATACTCGGCCAGCCCCTTCTGCGCCTCTGTGGTGATGTTGTCAAGATCAGCGAAGGAGTAAGTGAAGGTTCCGCCCGCCTTGGTCTGCACGGTAGCCATGCGCTTCTTGATGATCGCCGGAGGGTTCTTCTTGAACTCAGCCAGCGCGTGACGCATAGCCTTCTTGTCTTGCCTGATCTCCCACTTATCCTGCATATCGAGCAATTTGTTGAGCTTATCGATGTCAACGTTTGGATTGGAAGCGAGTTTGACGATGCTCGCCATGAGCCCGCCGCCAGACTCTTCCGGAACCTGTCTGCCGGCGATTGCCTTCGCTTGCTGTACGACTATTTCTTGTGCTGCCATTGTGCCTCCAGCCTTACTTTGAATGGGTTGGGCAGTAGTCGGTATCGGGTCCGACGTGCTTTGCGCACTGATCACACATCTTGGCATCGCAGGTCCGTTTGTGCCCGACATCTCCGACACTGACACTGAAATCGCAGAGCTTCGTGTGCTCCCTATGCTTGCAGAACTGACACAGAGGACGCCGTGACCGTCGAATGATTGCGTGCCCACCTCCCGGTAGGTCAATCACTTCGCAGGGCATTGGCTGCCTCCGAACAACTTCCACCGGGCTTGGTCCGGCACGTTGCGGCCCTCGCGCAGAGCCTCGGCTTTGAGTGCCTTCAGTTGCGCGACTGTCACGCGGAACTTGAGAAACTCGGTCTTAGTCTTTGGTGCCATAGAGTTACCTCCGGGACATGAGTCCCTATGCTTGCTTTCGCATTTCTTCCGCATCTTCTCGGCTAATGTGTTCCTGCGGCCCACAAACGGCTAAGGCCCCTTTGAGTGTGAGATGGAACATGCTAGCGCCGCCCCAGAGAGGGCCGGTGCGCTCAATGGCGTCACCTTCAGCCACCATCGCCTGCAACTCTGGATAATCGCCGCTCCCTGGGCCAGTACAAAAACGGTTGCGATAGGATGTGTTCTGCTTATTGGGCAACCCCAGCGCGAAGCGTGCGAGTTTCGTTTGTGCTTCAGTCATCATTCCTTACCTCCCTGCAAGTGAAAGTGCGATAAACATGAGTACGACGCCTGCGCACAAGACGGCGAAGCAGACCAGTCCCAGCCCAATGGAGCGCCACATCTCGCGGCGTTGACGCTCCAAATGGTAGGCGTGCAGCGAGCCGTTAGGGTCGAATTGACCGGTCATACGATCGGCCTCAAAGCTTCCAGCGCCTTCAGCGCAGCTTCGGCATCGGCCAGCAACAGGTTAGCCTCAGCCAGACCTTTCGCCCAATACTCGTCGTTGGGGTAGGATTCTACGTTTTGCTGTGCGTGGACTACGTTGCCGATGGCAAGCCTACGCCCCATATAGAGTCCATTCCAGAGCACCTTACTGGCTTCCTTGGACACTAGCAGGGCTTCGCAGTCATCCTCGACGCCTTCTTTGCCCCGGATACCGCCATCGGGGGATAGCGCTTGCAGGATCGATTCTGTATCATCGCTGTTGTAATCCATATCCCATGCATCCATGATGGCCATCGCGTGCGCCCGATTGTCGTTGAGGAGGGTTGCGCCGAGATAGATCTTCCGCAATGTCTCACGGAATTTGGGTGTCTGCGCCTCGTACATCGCCTGAGCGCGGCACTCTTCCCCGCAGAAGTTTCCTTCGTCGCACTCCACTGGGATATCCACGAAGGTCGAGGGTTGATCGTTCCAGTCAAGATCCTCGTCTTGCGCGAAGGGTTCTTGGCAATAGTTGCACTGCACCATGCTTATGTCTTGCCGGTCAATCAGCTTAGCTTGACTCATCGCTCCTCCTTTTGCATCACTTGCAATCCGGTGCGGGGCTCATCTGTCCGCACGTGAGTTCCCCAATAGGCGCCCATGACGAAGCCGACGCACCATGCTCCCCAGTAGCGGCTGATCGTTTCAACCAAGTGCAGAAAGTTAGGCATCGAACCCTCCTGCAAGCGTCTTGCCGTCCAGCGATATAGGTGCCTGATGGAAGCACTCCGGCCTGCACTCAGGGCACGGAACCGCGACCAGAGCCCACTTCACCAAGTCGTTGACTTCAATCGCGCAGATGAATCGCGCTCCATTGCAGCGTTTGCATGTCATTTGGGCACCTGCATCGCAAGAGCCGCAGTCTTGGCAAACTCAAACGCACGAACGCGCTCCTCGCACTTCTCTGAGCCGTCGTCGGGAAACTCTTTTACGTTGCTGTTTCGGATGCCGATCTTCTCCCACTTTTCGAGTGAATACCAGATACATCCCATTCGCACCCATCGCTCTCCATTCTCAAATAGAACGGCGTGGACTTCGTAGTAATAAAGCCCGGAGAAGACGCGCATCGCATGGACTTTCTTCGTCGCACCGTAGGCACCGCGCAGGTAGGCACCGCGCAGGTTGGCACCGCTCAGGTCGGCACCGCTCAGGTCGGCACCGCTCAGGTCGGCACCGCTCAGGTCGGCACCGCTCAGGTTGGCACCGCGCAGGTAGGCACCGCGCAGGTCGGCACCGCT